GCCACTGGCGTGCAGGACAAGTTCAACACGAAGGCGAAAGACGGCGCGATTCAGGTCGGGCGGATGGCGAAGTTCTCCAAAGACCTGGAGAAATCGATCCTCAGCATGGGCAAAGTGTTGCTCAAGCTTGGAACGGTTGGCGCGGGCGGCATCGCATCAGGAATCGGTGCCGTATATGGAGCAACCAGCCAGCTCGCCGGCCAGAACCTGCAAGCGCGCGGGCTAGGTCTCCGAATCGGTCAGACGCAGGCATTCAACGCCAATTTCGAAAAATTCGGTCTGGGCACATCGGATCTGGGCAACATCGCCAATGCACAAGGTGACGTGTCGAAGTGGCGTGCGCTGATTGCCGCCGGCTTGACTCCTCAGCAGATTCAGAACGAGGACGCGGAGCAGTTGACGTACGACTTCGCACGAGCCGCTAGTTCAAAGTATCGTGAGTGGCAGAAGTCAGGCATGCCCGCCGCCTCAATGGCTCAGGCGTACGGCTTCACGGATTTCCTGTCGCAACAACAGTTGCGGACTGGCGCGAGTTACAGCGACCAGCAATGGATGGCGGCACAGGGCAAGACCCTGACCGACGCCAAAGCAAACGAGATTAATCAGGGAATAGCCGATCAGGCGTCAGATGTAAAAGCCGCGCTCCAGTCGGACTGGGCAAAGGTGCTCAATACGTTTAACGAGCAACTGGCAAATGCATCTCCCGAATTGAAGGCAATGGGCGATGCCGCGTCGGCGGCGGCAGTGAATTTGCTGAAGGTCGCAGGTCCTGAGGCGAAGAAGGTACTGGCAGCTATCGAAGGCCCTCCCGTCTCGCGCGAACAAGCGGCTCAGCAAGGTGGCGTTGTTGGCGGTCTTGCGACTGCAGGGTACTGGATGCGCGATAAGTGGGCCGCCCTCACTAATTCGCATCTTGTCACGCCAACGGATTCTCTTCCGTCGATTATCGACGCCCAATATTCAATTGAGTCCAGCCGCGGAAGAAATTTGCTATCGCCAAAAGGTGCGATGGGGCCGATGCAGTTCATGCCAGACACATGGAAGGAGTGGGGTCGCGGCAATGTGAACAACTTGCAGGATTCGCAGGATGCAGCACGCCGGTATGACTCGTTTCTGTTGAAGCGGTACAGCGGCGACGTCCGCAAGGCTCTCGCCGCCTATAACTGGGGCATGGGGAATCTGGACAAGGACATTGCTGCGAATGGCGCGAACTGGGAATCGCATGCTCCTCGTGAGACCCAGGATTACATCAAGAAGATCATGACCCTGATGGCAAGGCAAGGCCAAAACGTCAACATCAATATCACCAACTCGACGGCGGCGAACGTGGCAACGTCGATGAACGCGGCTCCTCATTGACATGGCATTCATTTCCGACGCAGCGAGGACCAGTTACGATTTAGCGTTCCAGGTATCGCCAATCATCCTGGTTGGCGGGATAGCGTCGAATACGCTCGGCGGGATGTTGCCGATTATCGCGTTGACCGGGCAACTTGCCGCTTTCGCGCAAGGCACCTTGTCCAGTGGCGGACTGAGCGCGGACAATTTCTTCGCCCGTTTCGTTCCGGTTCCCGGTTCGACGCTGATTAACCAGCAGGTTGCGACGTATCCGTTTGCAAACCAGCAGGTGGCCGCGAACGCGACGATTCAGCAGCCTCTGAATATCTCGCTTCGCATGATAGCGCCGGTCAAAGATACGGCAGGCTACCTGACGAAACTCGCGCTATGGACTGCGCTGCAGAGTTCGCTGGTGGCTCACAACGCAGCGGGCGGCACGTACACGATCGCCACCCCTGCGTTCATCTACCCGAACTGTCTTCTGACGCAAATGACGGACGCGACGGGTGGCGTGACGAAGCAGCAGCAGATCGAGTTCCAGTTGGACTTTATCCAGCCACTGGTGACGCAGCAGCAGGCTACCTCGGCCTTCAATTCGCTCATGAGCAAGCTGAACAGCGGCGCCCAGATTTCAGGGGCGACGCCTCCCGCTGGTTCTTCGTTCTGGTCTAACACCGCAACTGCGGTGGGCTCCGCTGCGCAGAACGCGGTTCAGAACATCAGCGGACTAACTGGCGTGGTCAACCAATATTTGGCGAGTCCGCTGTGACGCTCATTCCATTCACACCATCGAACGCCTCGACACCACCGTTTTCGACGTCTGTAACTCTCGACGGCGCTAGTTATGTGGCGAACGTAGCATGGAATTTCTATGGCCAGCGCTACTACATGACGATCGCGGATACCGCGGGCAATGTCATCTGGACCGGCGCAATGGTCGGGTCGCCGAATGGATTTGACATCCTGCTCGCGCCCGGAATTTTCAGTCAGTCGACAATCCTGTTCCGCGAGGATACGGGGAACATTGAAGTCAACCCCTAATGCGCTACTACGAACTCACCCTCACTCCGCAAGGTGCGACAAAGCCGTCGCGGACGTGGAGTTCGCATCCCAACGGAATCATTGATCCCGGCGCGCTCCAAATCGAATACGATGCGCTGGTGGGGCCGTATGGAACTCCGACTGGCGCGTCGACCGTGACGCTCCGCGGCATCGCGCTACAAGACCTGACGCAGCCTCAGCAGTTCGCCGGCATGACGCTCGAGCTAAAGGCTGGCATGCGCGCCGGCCTCCCATTGGTCAATCCGGCGCAGGCCGGCACGATCCTGAAGGGGCAGGTTTTCCAGGCGTTCGGCAACTGGGAAGGCGTCAATCAGACGTTGGACTTTGTGGTCTTGCCCGGTGCTTATACGTTGGATAATCCCGGCAACTTCGTTCTGAACTGGCGCGCAGGAACAACGCTGTCGGATGCGCTGCTTCAGACGCTTGATGTCGCATATCCAGATACACCTCTCTCGATCAACATCAGCTCGGAGTTTGTGCAAGCTCACGACGAGATAGGCGTCTACGACACGCTAGATCAGTTGGCGCAGGTCGTGGGTGATATCACAGACAGCGTCCCGTTTAGTAACCGGGTCACCATCGGAATTCAGGCTGGCAAGATTGTCGTTTTCGATACGACATTTTCTCCCTCGCCGATTCAACTTGTCTTCACGGACTTCGTGGGCCAGCCGACGTGGATAAATGTAAACACGATCCAGGTTAAGCTGGTGACGCGCGCCGATCTCCAGATGGGATCGATCGTCCGGATGCCGCAGGGTCTGCAAAACCTGCCTGGCTTCGTCACTACTACGCAATCCGCGTACCCTTCGAGCATCAAGTATCAAACGACGTTCCAGAACAACTTCATCGTCCAGGAGTTGCGACAGGTCGGTAATTTCCGCGCTGCCGACGCGACGCAATGGGTCACGATCGCTAACTGCATCCTGAATCCGAATGGCTGACAATTACGACAAGCTATGGGTGCAGAAGAGCGCGAATCAACTCGCGATGAACCGCGCACAGGCGGCCATCCAGAAACTGGGACGCGCCCTTCCCTGCCATGTGGTCGCGGTGGATGGTGCGATCGTCACCGTGGCGTTTGAAGTCAACGCAGCGCCTCAGTCTTTGCCGAACATCACGATTCCGAAGGCTGAGAGCCCGTGGATACGGATGCCCACACAGGTTGGTGACAAGGGCGTCACAATGCCAGCCGATGCGTATCTCGGCGGCGTATCCGGGCTTGGCGGTGGTGTTGCGACGCTGACGCAGCGGGCGAACCTGACGGCTCTGGTGTTCGTGCCGGTCAGCAATGCCTCATCTGGGCCTATCGATCCGAATGCGGCTCAGGTGCAGGGTCCTAACGGTGCGATTGTCAGGACGACAACTGGAACTACCTCATCGGTCGTAACAAATCAGACCGGAACGACGATCACATTCGGCACGGTATCGCTGACCGTCAACGCCGCGGGAGTCACGGTCACGGTTGGCGGCGAGACGTTCACCTTTGGGCCGACTGGGGCTAACTCTACTCTGCCCATCACAACACCGGATGTCGTGGTGCCGAATGGCAGCGTCAACAGCCACTTCCATGGTGGCGTTCAGACTGGCTTGGGTAATACGGGTGTGATGACGGGCTAGCGCTCGGAATAGGTTCCCTTGAGTCCGCCATACCGATCCTCCCACATGCTGAATTTGTGCATGTAATCGACCGTGCCGTTGCTCCAGTGAACAGTGA